TGTTAATCGTGATGGGTCTAGAGAAACAATTAAGATTGAAGGTGACCTAATCAGCACCTTAAACCAATGTGCAGCTACTGCTGCTGAGATGGAAGAATATGTCAGAGCTGCAGAAACAGAGTGTTGAAGACTGGGTTAACGGAGTTAACTTTAGCCATGATGGGTATATTCCCGGTGACTTTGCACTAGAGTTTGTTAACTTCATTAAACTGGTTAACGGTGAAGACGGAGAAGAAAACCTAACACCAGTACTCCATTACAAGATGTTGGATCAGATTCCCGGTAAAGGTCCTGATATCTGCAATATGCTCTTTCGTGGTTCTGCTAAGACTACCCTAATGGCAGAGTATTTATTCTTGTATCTAGCTGTATACGGAGAGTTACCTGAGTTTGGTGAAGTACCTCTAGCTCTATATGTATCTGACTCTATAGAAAACGGTGTCAAGAACATGCGTAAGAACCTTGAGTACCGTTGGGAGAACTCAGAGTTTCTTCAAATGTATGTTCCTACTGCTAAATTGACTGATATCCGTTGGGAATTTATTAATAAAGCAGGTAACAGGTTCATTGTTAAAGGTTACGGTGCAGCTACAGGTGTTCGTGGTAGTAAAGAGATGGGTAAACGTCCTGTACTCGCTGTATTGGATGACTTAGTAAGTGATGAAGACGCTAGATCACCTACTGTAATCAAAGCCATTGAAGACACTGTATACAAAGCAATCAACTACGCTCTTCATCCAAAGCACAGAAAGATTATTTGGTCAGGTACTCCGTTTAATAGCCGTGATCCTCTCTATAAGGCTGTTGAGAGCGGAGCTTGGGCTGTAAACGTATATCCAGTGTGTGAGAAGTTTCCGTGCTCTAGAGAGGAGTTTAGAGGGGCTTGGGAAGATCGATTTACCTATGACTATGTAAATGAACAATACCAACGAGCACTACAGACAGGACAAATAGCTTCGTTTAACCAAGAATTGATGCTCCGTATTATGTCTGAAGAAGACAGGCTGATAACTGACGGAGACATTATCTGGTATAAACGTAGTAACGTTCTTAAAAATAAAGGTGCTTATAATTTTTATATAACTACTGACTTTGCTACGTCAGAAAAAACATCTGCTGACTATTCTGTAATCTCTGTATGGGCATATAACTCAAATGGAGACTGGTTATGGGTAGACGGAGTTTGTAAACGCCAATTAATGGACCAGAACGTAGAAGATTTGTTCAGATTGGCTCAACAATACCGTCCTCAGAGCGTAGGAATAGAGGTTTCTGGGCAACAAGGTGGCTTTATTCAGTGGATCATGAACGAAATGATCAACAGAAACAGCTATTTCAACCTAGCTAGTGACTCTAACAGCAATAAACCGGGAATTAGACCCAATACAAACAAGATGCAACGCTTCAATGTAGTGGTTCCTCTATTTAAAGCACACAAAATTTGGTTTCCTGAAGAACTTAAAGATGATTTGATCATGAAAGAAGCAATGGATGAGTTACGTTTAGCAGCTCAGAGTGGCTTCAGGAGCAAACATGACGACTTCATCGATACAATCTCTATGTTAGGCTCAATAAAGGCTTGGAAGCCTTCTCAGGACCTCCCAGAGACAGTAAATGAGAACGGTGTAAGAGATATTTTGTGGGAAGATGACGATATAGGAAGTGGAAGCTACTTAAACTCGTATATTGTATAATTCCCTACTAGAATTATACTGAGTATTAAATCTATTAAGGGTTGTAGCTATGCGTCTATCACAACTATTTGATCTTCTGAATTATGGGGAGCTTTCTCAGCTGTCTATTACAGGAAATGATCAAGGTATTATTGACCAGTCAAACCAAGCTGCAATCATTACCCATTTAAACTTGGCTCTATTAGAGTTGTACAAACGATTCCCTATCAAAACAGGTGAAGTAACTGTACAAACACTGAGCTATTTGTCAGATTATCGTTTAGACAGTCGCTATGCTTACACCAATCCATATCAAACGGATGACATAGCGTATCCTAAGTACATTATGGATACTCCATTTGACCCATTTACTGATGACGTATTAGTTATCGAAGAAGTGGCAGATGAAGCAGGTGATCTTTATACTGTAAATGACGAGAACGACTGTAACTCCATAATGATTATGGATTACAACGCTATTAACGTAGCAAACCCCGGATTAGAAGCAGCACTGTTTGTCCAATATAGGGCAGCACCTCCTAAAATTGATCCAAATACTACTTTGAGCTATGACGAAATTGTAGTTCCTATTACAGATCAGTATTTAGAACCGCTGCTTAACTATATCGCTTACCGATCTTTTGCAGCATTCAATATGAATAACCCAGAAGCTGTTAGCTACTACGCTAAATTTGAGGCTTCCTGTGGTTTGATCCGTCAAGAAGGACTTCGCCATAAAGTTGCTCGTAGTAATGAGAAACTAGAATGTAACGGCTGGGTTTAATCAGGAGTTATCTCCGTGACGGATACTGACAAAACGATAAGTAGGTATTTAAATACCAACTTTGACATAGTTAGATATGTATCTAATTACGTACCTGAACTTGTAGTAGTTAGTAACTACGTCAAAGAACTAGATGCACTTCTAGAACCCACCTATTACTTAGGTCCAAAAGCTTCAGATCCTACCGTAGACAATGTAGGTGGTACTCTCCTAGTAGGAGCCATGTACTACAACACTGCTGAACAGGAATTACGTACTTGGAATGGATCTAGCTGGGATAATCCGCTTAGCTACAATGCTATGCTCCAGAAGGCTTCAAATCTCTCTGATTTGACCAATATCGTTATAGCTAGAACTAACTTAGGGTTAGGCTCAGCAGCGCTAGAAGAAGCCTCTACGTTCGCTACAGCAGCAGACTTAACAACTGTACAAAATACAGCCAATTCAGCAATCCAACCAAATACTAGTCCAACTCTTACTGATATAACGGCTAGTACTGTTACTACAGGTACTATTCAACTTTCAGGAGGAGCAGATACACAGGGTACTTTAAGCTGGAATACGGATGAAGAAACCTTAGACCTTATACAGAACGGAGCAATACTCCAAGTAGGTCAGGAGATTCATTACCATGTCAGAAATAACTCAGGATTAGCTATATCTAACGGTACTGCTGTTATGGCTACAGGTACTTTAGGTGCTAGTGGACGCATAACTATAGCTCCAATGGATGGCAGCACACCTGCTAATGCTAAGTACTTCTTGGGTATTGCTACAGAAGACATTCCTGATGGGGATGACGGTAAAATTACCCACTTTGGTAAAGTCCGTGGCATAGACACTACTGCTTGGGGTGAAGGTAATCTGTTATGGATTGATCCAAATAATGCTGGACAACTGACAGCTACAGAACCTACTAACGGTATTAAAATTCCTACAGCTATTACAATTAATAGTAAGACTAACGGTACTATTTTTGTGAGAGCTACTAACGGACATGCACTACACGAATCTAACGATGTAGTTTTAACTGCACTAGCAGACGGAGAATCCCTAGTCTGGGATGCAGCTACATCTCGTTGGGTTAACAGCAACGTAGTAGGTACAAACATTTCAATATCTATAGTCGGTGACACTATAGAAATACGCTCTTCATCTGGTTTAGACGATACTTTATCTCTAGCTACTACAACTACAGCAGGTGCTATGTCTGCTGCAGATAAAACCAAACTAGATGGATTATATTCCAATGTTAGTCATACGATGAGTGATGGGTCAGCGTCTGGATCTTTAACTGTGCAAGAAGCATTTGACTTAGAGCAGACCAAAGTGATCTATGGAGGAAATTACTAATGGCTAACAAAATCGTTGTTAAGCATCGTAGTGCAGACATTGGTGAGCCTTCAGATCTGCTTGCTGGTGAAATTGCAGCTAATATTAATGCAGCAGGTAAAAAGCTCTACATTGGTACAGGTACAGGCAACATCGTATTTCCTGACCAATCCTACACTGACGCTACTTACCTAACCTCAGAAACATCCCATGCTGATGTAGTAGTAGATGGTGACTTTGCTTCTAGTGGTTTGATGACTACTGATGGAGCTGGCGTATATTCAATTACTACACTGGATACCAGCACTTCATTAGGTACAAGTGACACTGCAGTACCTACACAGAATGCTGTTAAATCTTATGTAGATAGTGCTGTAGCAGGCGGTGTCAGGCAGTCTACGACTACCGTAGCGAGTCTGCCTACGGCATCCTCTAATACAGGTCACAGATATATGGTGAGTGATTCTACTGTAGCGGCTTCAGGTAATTTTGGTGCTACGGTGGTGGGGTCGGGTTCTAATGTAGTACCTGTATTTTCGGACGGAACTAATTGGTTAATAGGGTAGGCATATGACAGTAGATTACCTAAAGCAGTGTTTTACCTATAACGATGGTGAGCTAGTTTGGAATAAACGCCCAGCTAGCCACTTTAGTTCACAGGGTAGAGCTAATATCTGGAACGCTAAGTATTCTGGCAAAGTTGCTGGTGCTGTGCATAAGTCTGGGTATGTCCATGTTAAAGTAGACAGTAAAGCTATGAAGGCTCATCGTATTATATGGGCTTTGCATAATGACTGTATGCCAGATAAGACGATAGACCATATAAACGGCATAAAGACAGATAACCAGATAGAAAACTTGCGCCATGTTACCCAGAAAGAAAACTGTCAAAATATGAAGCCAAGAGCCAATGCGGTTGTGTCTGGGGTATTTCTGCGTAAACAGCGTGGGTATGAATATTGGTATGCTTCTATCTCTATAGATAACGTTAAGAAGCACTTAATTGCAACAACTGACTTATTTGAGGCTATTTGCGCTAGAAAGTCAGCCGAAAACAAATACGGATATTTAGGAGTATAACTATGACTACCTACACTTGGACTATCGCAAACCTAGAACGTGCTCAAGACGACTACGTAACCATCGTACACTGGCGCTGTGATGGCGCAGAAGGTGAACACAGCACAGGCGTTTATGGCACTGTGTCGTTCACTCAAGAGCCTGACGAAACTATCATCCCATTCGCTGA